TTATTCGCGCGCCTCGTCTAGCGTTAACGGCTAGTTGGGAAGATCAGTAGCATCTTCGTCATCATCTTCTTCGTCTTCGTCTTTTTCGTCCTGTTCCTCGTCTATCTCTTCCTGAATCTCTTCAGGCTCGGGGTCAAGACCTTGTGCAAACAACATAGGGTTTTTCTCCTTTCAATCGTTTCGACTACTTAACCAGTGACCTTGCCAGCTATAACTACGCAGGCGTAACGGACGGAGCCATCTGACCTTCTTCGTATGCCTTGTAATCGGCTACACGATTCACAAGTCTCCCTCCAAACATCTCGTTGTTGACGTATCCCCATACCTTGCGTCCAACGCTCTGGGATAGGTCGAATGTTCCTCCTTTGTCAGTGTCGATCTTCTTGTGCATGACGGACTCGATGAACGAAATCGCGAATCCGGGCGCCTTCTCCGAGAACGTCCTATTGACAGGGACGTCCTTGTAAGGTCCATCCTGACTTACTTTGTGTTCGACCTTGACGGTCATACTGCCGTCGGTGGCCGCTTCTCCTTTCGTTACGTTCGTGATCAAAAGAACGTACCATCCAGGCGTGATAGTCTTACCACGCAGTAAATCCTCACGTGTCACTTGAAACGGAATCATTTGGTTGTTATCTCCTTGTTGCCTTATTAGGCCATTACCGACGAATAAACTTGAGTGTTGAGAACAAAACAAAAATAGGCCAAAGCAAGACAACGCCCAAAGAAATGTTTGTCTCTTTCTTTCCATCAAGACAGCGCTTCATGTCATCTCCGCAAATCGTTGCGCCGACGACAATGCAAACACCTGTTGCCAAGTAGCACAACGCTAAGTAAGCTATCATTTACCTTTCCTCCTCAATATCTTGATGAGGCGACTCAAACTATGGGCTAGACTGACTAACCCTATAATAATCGCCACCAGCACAAACGCAGGCCACAATACGATTATAGCAATCGTAGGGTCATTTTCTGTTCTATCTTCGTCGGATCTTGTGTTTGTAAAAGCTCTATCGATAGCAGCAAACACAACACCTATTGACAGATAGAACATCAAAGTTAGAATGGATGACATTTCTAAGTCCTCCATCACTCTCTAAACTTGTACTGCTTTTCAAACTCCGCCAGAAAGAGCTCAGCCAAAGGAAACATTTGATTTGGCATTGTTAGGCTATCAACTAACTTGGTAGACGTGTACAGATGAACCGCTATAGCTAACCTTAACAACGGCCTTATTTGCTCAATGTACTCCTTCTTCGTCATTGGCGTCATCTTCTTTCTCTTCCTCCTCTTCCGCAGGCTTCAAGAGACTTCCGCACTCCCATTCAAAAACATCTTCTGTATGGGCAGGAACAATTCGCTCTGGTACCCCCGGTGTGATTGTTTCAGGGACTTCACGTGTTCCGACCTTCACTTTCTTGCAAATCTGCCCTTTTTCGATAGCAATGATAATCGACTGGCACTTTTTTGGGTAGAACAATATGTTCGTTGTTCCATCGTATTTCTCGCCAGAACCAAACGCCTTTAAAGTCTTCTCTACGCTTTCTTTTGTTGTGCAGAATAGAAACTCGTGGCAACCGTCCTTAAAGCTAGAAGGCTGTGGGATGTCTGGATTATTCTCGTATATCTCAGACAAGATTTGAAACTGCTTAGCTAATTCATTGTTTGTCATTGTCATTTTCTCCTCACTCTAATGTTTCTCCAGGTCCTAAAAGGCTAGATACTCTAGGCCAGCATTCGGGACAAATATTGTAAGCAATCCTCGCAGCAAACAACTTTATGCCAGTTATGTCTGACCTATACGGATTTCTAGTCACAACGACGTTGTAGAAGCCTCCTCCGTGCATAGGCTTTTCTATCTTACAACAGATGTCGCAACAAATAGCTTTCATTGATCCCTTTCTCTGGTTTGCCTGTACTGAGTTTCATTTCCCCTCTGGCCACTCTCCCCGCTCGGCCTTGTCAGCAAGGCCCTTGAAAAGGTCGTAACACGTCATCCATCCATACGCCCATGTATCGGAATAAAAATCCCCCATACAAATAGCAGAGACCGCCGCTCTCAGCGTCTCTGCCCTCACTCGGGCGTCGTGCTTCAAAATACCCGATGGGATTCCGTGTTTGTCTTCCCGGCTTGCTAGATCGCTTGCCTCCAGTAAGCCGCGCACCATCGCCGCAAAGAGAGATTCACATTCGGCCCTGACTCGGGCATCACGAGTAGCAAGAACGCCGTCAATTTCCTTGATAGTGTCTTCCGGGATAGGCGCTCGTGTTTCGATAGACATTTTAGCCGTGCATATTGCCAGCGCCCCTGCTAGTCTCTCAACTTGTTCTTGCAGCCCAACTATCGCGTTAAACTGGCTTCCGACCGTTTTACTGAGTGCCACGTTACGGTCCACGAGTTCTTTTATTTGTTGTGTTATCGAGTCCATCATCACGTCTCCCGCCCACTCGGCGAGCTACAGACCTTTACGCAATTAGTGTTCCTACATCAACGTGCTTCATCATCTCTTGGTAGAAAAGTCCAGATGTGCGATCAGCAGTAAAGTCAATTACATCTGGAAGTCCGAGGGACGTCGCCGCCCAATCAATCGATGTGCTTTGCGTGAATGCCACAAAGCGTCTATCGAGATCACCTACTCCTATCTCCATTCCGCCAGAAGTCTGTACAACAAATTGGTAAGCTTCATTGAAGCTGACTGGAATTTCGGCTGCTATCTTCTTACCGCCAGTTAATAGCGTTCTTTTAGAGTAGGCGCCAATTTCCGGGTTAATCACGTGTGCTGTCAATATTACATTGACATTGTACCTAATGCTAATCACTAGAAGCGCATCCAAGACTAGCATAATAGCATTGGCTTCACCGCCAAAGTCTTCAACAATATGCATAGGAATCCCGCCACGATCTTTGGACTTCATTTTCTCATTCTTCTCAAGTGCCGCAGGATTCCTAGTCGCAAGCATGGTATTCATAGCCTTGCGTGCGAGCGCCGTCAGACTTGACATTACGACAGTCTTGTACGGGCAATCGAGCTTTAACTCTTCCAACTTCTTATGGATAGAGTAAAAGTCTGTAAACCTGTCGTAGCTAATGTTACTTACTATGTCAGGTCTGGGAACACGTTTGGTGTAGTATGCAGCGACGGACTCCATACGAGAGTCCAAATCGAACGTGTACAGCGGCCCTACCTCAGCAAAGCTATGCGCTGCAATGTCCTTGCCAGTTTTAGGCTCGCCCTTAAACAAAGCAAATATACGTCTTTCAGGCTTCAATTGTGTCAGTTGCATCATTTCCTCTTTCTATCTCTCCTTGTGTTTTGATAACACGTCGGCACTCGAAGTGCCTCGGTTTTTTCATCTCCACATCAGGCGTGCCTAGTATCATGACTCCGCCGCATCTCCAGCAGATACACTCGCGCGCAATCATAAGTTCTTTGCGTAACGAGTGAGTGCAACCAGGGATAACACATTTGAATACTGTGTATCCTGGAGGTTTGTTGTGAATTACCCGCAGGTATTTGTGTACGTGACTTTTCTTTTCACTCATGTTATTCTTCCTCAGAAGATACCTTGAATTTGATCTCCTTCTGTACAGGACGACCGAAACTACTAAGATCACCCTCTCTTCGCGCAATCTCGTAGTTGCACATATCCCTGATGTCCTTGGTGATCCAATGTTGACTCTCCAACCATTTTATGTACGACAATGGAGGAGCACAAAAGTCTTGCCCTTTATATTTTCCGAAAGGTATTTTCATTTTTAACCTTTCACTAAGAACCAACTTGCGAGGAAATAAAATACTGTTCCCCACAAGACAAGTCCAATCAAGTCGGAAGACCTCATTACCATGCCTCCGCTACGGCTGATAGTATCGGTTCTACAACATAAGCAGCCAGCAAGATAGCTATTACGAACTCTACTACTTCCAAGAGCTTCATTTTTTATTCCTCAATTCTTCTCTGACATACATCAGCAGTTGACCCAGACGATTTTCTCCTGTGTTGTTTACAATTCCCCAATAAGTATCACCCCAATTATTTCTTTCAACCAGAGGCACAGATCCAGTATGAAGTAGTGATGTTACAAGTCCTGGATTTACCTTAGGATCAAACTTACAACGCAGCAGCCTTAGCATCAATGCATCGCGTCCCCTGTCCCAATTTAGTATGCTCTCCAATCGAACTTGATTGCCCCATTTCTTAGCGACACCGGGACTTTGCGCGCGTAAAATCTTTAACTTTAAAATAGGATCTTTTGGTTTATGCGCTTGATAAGCGTGCTCAACCGATCTGCACACCTGTAATCCGCAAAGCCCAGGTATCCTACATACTACCTTGCACCGGAAGAAGGTGCTCAGAAAGAAGTAATCTTCCGTGAATGATGTTATGGCTGACAATCATTTCTCCTTAAACATCCCACATTCCTGCTGTTTCTGTGTACTTTTCGTAGTTGTCATCATCCCAACTAGAAATCGCGCCACAAATCGGGCAAACCCAAAAGCTGTCATCCAACAACTGATCGTTATATTCCTTTTCAGTCAGGAAAACTTGACCGTGATGTCGACAATGCACTGCATAAGGTCCTGAAGTTGGACGTTCACTCATAATCCCCTCCCAATGTCCCAAGGTGTCGCTATCTCAAACAACTGTTTTAGTTTGAACTCCCGTGCAATAGGCTCTTTTATACACACAGGAGCAAAAGAGCAGCCTGCCCACTTGTCGCAACTAGTGTAGTTAGCAGGCCAATAACCTTCGCGGTAAAACAATAAGAGTTGCTTTATCCACCACACAGCGTTGTCCTTCCACTCAATCAACACGTCATCTGGAAAGCTGATAGTGTAACGCTGAAACCTATCCTTAGGCGGCAGAGTCTTTTGGAAGCCGATCTTGTTTATTACTATGTTGTTACAGGTCAGCATATAAGGATAGCTCATAAACTGGTTAGACAAACCAGAAGGCTCCTTACGTTGCTTTGCTGTCTTGTGATCGACTGGCAGGATCATCCCGCCTTGCAGTTGTAGAATCAAGTCAGGTTTTATCTCATACACGATACAAATGTCATCATCCTCGTATATAATCTTGGAACCTACTTGCTCCACTGCCACAATCGTGTCCCACCCATCGTACTCGTAGTATCGACAGTACTCTGTAAACTGGAACATTGTCTCGTCTACTTCTTCAACATTAAGTTGTTGAGTGACGGCATGGTGTTCTCCGACTTTCTTACAAATCTTTATGATGTCTTCATGTGTGTGGTGATGTTGCGCCCAACGCGATCGCGCTTTGCGAAGTATGTAATACTCCTTTAACATCTGGTGTATTAAGTCGCCACGCTCAAGGTGAGATGCTTTCTCTACCGGAGTCTGCGACTCGTTAAACACCCAATTGAACTTACGTGGGCAAAGTTGTAACACATTCAACTTTGTGGAGTCCAAAGCTACGATCGTTTTCCCCATACTCTGTCCTCTCTTCGATTCTTTAATGCTAACTCAACTTGTTCTTTTGGTACGAACATTTCGTCGCAAACAATGGTAGGGTACCTATACACCCAACAACTTTTCTCACAAGACCAGTAGCGGTCTTGATAACCTTTAGTTCTGCGTCCACGCACTTTAACACGAACTACAACCTCGGAGAATGAAGCAAATCTAATTGCATCTGTAAGCCTAGTGTAGCAGTGAAATCCACTAGTGTAAGGATCGCTTTTATCGTCAATTAAATCCTCACTTTTTATGGCGACTAGATCTGCCTTTAACCACTTGTCTGGCTCTACTGTTGCCCTGTTACCGTAGAAGGGAAAAGCTACGGTGTCGGTGTCGGTGCCGCAGTCGAATACTTTGTAAGCCCAAAAGACTGACTTAGGTGGTTGATCCGTTTTGTACGTCACTTTTCTCAGGCACATAGTCTTTATCCTCTTTGCAAACATAAATTTTACTTGCTACAGCAACAACTCTCCCCTGTTCAAGCCCAATCGTATGCACTCCTCTGATTTTAACCTTCCTAACAACTAAGCCTGGAGTACGATAAGGCCCGTTGTTCATTGCAGAGTGCACATCATGTAGTGCATTGCGGTAATCTTCCGCGGCAGCATTGCACAAAAAGCAATGAAAACCTACTTCATACGCAAGATCGTTGCTCGGATACCAAGTACCAGTTGGTATCTTTATTGATGCTGTATCACAATTTAACCACTCACCTATAGGAACATCCCAACTGTCGTTAAAATGAAAATATAAAAACTTTAGCTTGTTTCTAAGTTCCGTTACTGTAGTCCTTAAAGTATCTGCGTGCTCTTTTACTGTAACAGGTAAAGTTTCTGCCTGAAAAACTTTGTACGCATTTACTGTAATGTCGTACTCAGCCGGATAAACGCCTTTAGCTATCACAACCCCTAAGCACATTTTTCTATCCTCCTCTTAGTACTTTACTATTCTTCTCTTCCCCATACGCGATTACGGTCAAAGACGTGCTCCATTCCACTGTCGTCGTAGTCATCAATTTCCCATTCCACGTCGTCAGGAACTTCGATAATCCTTAGATCCGCGCAAAGGCCGTTAGCTTTCTCCCCTAATTCTTTGACAGCTTGCACCAAAGCCGAATCTGTGCGGTTTGCCTCATCGAAGATGTAGTGCCTTTCTAGCGGCTCTCCGCGGGCGATGCACCCGTTAGGGTCTCCGATGTCAAAGGCTAAACAATCAAGTAGCGACTCGCTGTTCCATTCTATGTAGCGTTCACCATCCCAACAAAAGAAATGACACGCGCGCCCCTGTATCTCTGCTATCCGCTTTAATGCTTCAGGGCTCAGTTTGAATCCGCCGTAGCATCGGTTAATTACTATTTCCATTGGCTTTTCCTCTCTTTTAGTACTTTTTCCCGTGCTCAGACCGTCTGTGATCGTCTTTGTGATCTGCTCGTACTAGGTTATAATCTAACTTTTCGTACAGAGTGTCCACAAATTCTGGAATCAAGTGCGCTGCTATGTCCAAAAGTCTGATAACAGCATCGGCTACTTCAACATCAAACATGCGACGATTAGGTAAGTGGTCATCCATCAAGTTCTTACGATGACCTTCGAGCGCTTCCGATATTTCGGAGTGAACCAAACAAAGCATCTCCCCAACATTACGATCTCTAGGAAGACCCGTATCTAAGTCGATCCACCACCTTAAATTGTCGTGGTATATGCGATCTACCAAGTCTTGAACAGTCTTATTTTTGTTGTTAATGTTGAGCATTACCCCTCCTCAACCCTCTCTAATCTTGACTGTTCTAATTCTAATTCAGCTTGTTCCTGACAGCCTTTGCACAAACGTGCCCACGGAATAGCCTCAAGACGACCGCGCGTTATCTGAACATCACATGATTCGCAAAGGCCAAAAGCGTCCGTCCCTACTTTAGCTAACGCATGGTCTATCTCACCCAAAGTAATAAAGTCACTCTGTAGTCGTTGAGCAGCTATCTCACGTTGGGCTGCTAACTCCGCTGCCATGTTAGGATCGGCTTCGCTTTCTACACAAATCGAACTACGTTCCAGCCTGGACATAACAGACTGTTTTGCCTCTACCAATAATTGATAGTGCATATTGTTATCGTTTGTTGTTATCCTTTTGTCGGGCACGTAACGCTTCTCTCTTTTCACGCTCTAACTCGTCTTTTGTAATCCAAAAGATAATTGCGAATGTCAGTAATGCAATTACAACCATAACTTCGTTGCTGTGATTTGCGAGGTACCTTACTATTTGCATAGATAACCGCAATCTCAAAGTAACTAAGTCACTTAATACTTCTATCATTAGGTCTCCTTTGTGGGGTCTGTTCGGTTGGCGAACGATTCCGTTGTTCTTCTTTGTCCTTGAAGATAGCCACAACGATAACCCGTATCTAGTATAGCAATAACAAATCCAATTCCAGCCGCAGAGTGCGCGCTCAAGCTATCCATTCTTGCTAAACACCGAGAAATAAAGTCCACTCCAACTTCGCTTGTCATGCAATACTCAATTAGTGCCATAGAATTAGCATCTAATGTAGGCTCATCGGCCAAAACTAGATCCTCGTTCAGCTCGCTCAAGTTCATCTGCATTTTAGCGATTAAGAGCCTTCGAACATTCATTTTCTCTTCACTTTGTTTCATCTTCTTACCACCCCCACTTCTTTCCACCTTTAAGTGCAAGAATCTCTGTTAACTCTCGCATTAGAGCGCTTTCATTCCATTTTGTCTGCTCTCCGTCTAGCGTCTGCTTTACGATAGCGCGTTTTTGCTCTACAAGTTCAGTGAAGAATTCATCTACTGTGCCGGTCGCAATGAAGTAAGTGCCAAATACTTTGTCAGACTCTTGACCTATACGAATGAAACGCCCTTCAGCCTGTTCCTCATTGGCTGGATTCCATTGACGTTCGAGCATAATGAAGTCGCAACAAATTTGCAGCTTGTCCAACCCTTCGCCGGCTGATAACGTAGATGCTACCATTATTCTGTTTGGGCCGTGCGCAAACGTATCAACTAGTCTATCTTGCTTTTCTTTATCGCCTCCACCTTCATAGCGTAGCACATTAAACTTAAAACCACCTTCGTCCAGTAAACGCTGTAGTTTAATGCATAAACTAGTGCCAACATCAATATGATGTACGAATATTACGATTTTCCTGTCGGTCTCAAGCAAAAAGTCAGCAACGAAGTTTACACACGGCTCTACTTTCGCCATTCCTGTAATGTAACGCATTTCTGCAATGTAAGCTAATAAGTTAGCCTGTTTCTGAAATGCGCTTTCTTCGCTGTAGAAATACTCGTCTTGAAACTTCTTGAACTTCTCTTTGTACATATTTTCGACTTCAGTACCTAACTCGTTGAATTGATAATTGCGTGAACATTCTGGTAATTCTGGCATGACTTCTTTTCGCGTCCTACGCAATATCAAATCCTTAGTGTAGTTAGCGAATGCTTCTGGATTACGTATAGCTCCTTGCTTGTATGTATAGCCGTCCCAATAGGTATCTACCCATTGAAAGTCAAAAGACGTTTTCTTCGGGAATTTCTCGGGTGACAACAAATTCAAAACAGGGAAGTACTCGCCCGCATGGTTTTTAATAGGAGTGCCAGATAACGCAACTATATGAGGGACATTCTTACAGGCTCTCTTAACAGACATAGTACGTTTACTATCGCTATTCTTGATATGCTGACATTCATCTAGAATAACATACTGTATTCCTAACTCATCAAACTTTGTTTGTAGCGGATCAACTGTTTCGATTTTTTCGTCGAGTTCAAACTTGCTCATATCCCCTTTGCTGGCTTTCGACTTTCTAGGTTTGAACAAGTCGAACGATACTACATATCCTTTGCATCCTTTCATCCAGTGGCTTATTTTAGAGTCAACTATTTGGGGCAGGTAGTCTTCACCAAGCCATTCTAATACGGCCTTGAACATCTGAACACGTAACTGCGACTTACAAAATATGACAAATGGTGTTAGTTTGTCTGGATGTAGTGCGATAGGTACTAGAGCTTGCAAAGTCTTTCCTAAACCCATCTCATCTGCAAGCAAGAAACGGAAGTTGTTTGCCTCCACTGCGCGCATCCCAGCTATTTGAAAAGGACGTGGTACGTAGGAGTGAATCTTTGAAACATAATCGTCGTAACTTGTGCCAGTAACCATCGGCTGAATTGAAGTGTGCCCACACGTGTAACGCACTATTCTCAATCGACTGGCAACAGGTTTACTGCTAACTTCGACCGCAACCTTGCCACATATTCTACATTTGTTGTGAATTGTCGATGTCTTCACTGTGATACCCTTCAAACACGTTGATTACTCTCGTCGTAAATTACCTTTAAATTCTTCTTCCAGCGATACGGCCCACTTTCACCTACAGGATGAACGCTGACTTTTACACACTTGATGTAGCGCGAGACGAGAACGAGTTTATTATAACCTTCTTTTCCGCGAGCAAGCAAGTCTTTTATTTCTACCTCAACTAACGCCATATAAACACTGCCATCGTAGATTTCATGTCTCAATAAGTTAAACGCCGCAGCTTTGTGAGCATAACAGTGAAAACCTATCTTATAGGTCTGCCCTTCTTGAGAATACACTGTGGCAGTCTCTCCCTCTGGTCTACCTTCAGTGGTAGACTCGTACCACTTTCCGGGTTCTAAGAGAGCAAACGTGTGATCTTTTACTGTATCATAATATAGTCCTCTCAGAGCCAGTGACTTGTCGGTATACTGTACTCTCATCACCTTGTAAGCACGTCTTTTATACTCCACAGGTGGATCGTAATTATGCGTTACTTTTTGCAAGCACATATTGAGCCTCCTGACTGGCTCTAACTCAAGCTCTGTACGTCAACAATTTTCATTTGTTGACAAACGACAACTTTGCAATCCCTGTCAAATTTAGGATCACGCTTTAACCAAAACAGGTCAGCCTCAATCCCATAGCACGTTACCCCTTTAATTCTTACTTTAACTAGAACAAATTGAGGCTCCGTACCCGCTAGCGTTTTACTTGGCCTCAAACACTCTAGTAAGTCTATTGCATCTTTCTTCGATACGAAGCAATGAAAGCCGGAATTGTACCCGGTGTGGAAAAGTGCGTCGATAACGATGGGGTACTGTTCCGCCTTATACCACTTTTCAGGCTCCATATTAAAAGAGCCTTGAAATAGTCCACGCAATTGTTGCGATTCGTTAGGTTGAGTTACAACGCGCATTACTTTGTAAGCTACAGCTTCATGCGCAAAAGGTGGATCAAAATTTCGACGTACTATGTCGAGACACATAATTACCTCCAGTATCCTTCAGGTGTTAGAGACTCAGGCTTAAATTTGACGTAATGCTCTTTCTTATAGCAAATAGGTAGCTCTTGCAGTTCCCTATTCAAGTACGGGGGACGCTCATCGATTCGGATCAAAATATACCGATCGAGTTTCATAGCGCGTAATCCCCAACATTCCTTGATTCCATAAGGATTATTGCCATTGTAAAAATTGTCCTTGCATCCTACGCAATGGATTGTGTCTGCCATATTTGCCGTACCTTTAAGCGTATAACTTCCGTGCGCGTTCAGTCGCTTCTTCCATGCTAAGAGCAGGATTACTTTCCATGAGTTTCTTAGCAAAAGACTCGATCATCTTCTCAGTCTTGCTCCGCCTGACGGTAGCCACGGTCGTTTGCGTCGCACGCTCTTTAAGTTGTCGCTTATACTCTTCACGTTCTTCTTCAGGAACGCGCGACAGTTCTTTGATTTCGTGATCGGTTTTTAATTGCCTAAAGCGCAATGCCTTGACGCGAAATAGTTCCATTTTCCGCAAGATGTCATGGTAGAACTCCTCAAGTTTTTGAGGGTTCATGTCAGCCACTAATTCGTTGAATGTCATCTCGACTGACAGTTGAGCTTCTACTATTTCGCGAGCAGACAACTTGCCTGCATTTTGTTGATCTTGCATTTTGTCTTCCATTTCTTTGAATGACATCCTTTCATGGTGTTCAGTAATGCACTTTCCCTCATTGATAGTCGCACCACACCGCGAACAGGATTGTTTATCTTCGTTCCAAATGTGACTATTGAACACGCGAGAGTACCAGCGCTTTTTCTGTTCCAAGCACTTAGGACACACTTCTAGGTGCTCGTATACTAGTGTCCCGTCAGGTTTGTATATGCTTGGGTATGGACACGGGTCGTATACCTCTATGTTTCCTACGTGCCGCGCGAATTCTTGATGGCTGAATGTATTGCCGCATTTGCAGTAGTGTATACACATATCTCCTCCTAACCGCCAAAATAATCGTCTACTATGCGAGTCACCTTTATTTCTTTACTGACTACAACTTCCACGTCATCTTGCTCGCCTATTGTTGTTATACCTCTAGCTACGCACTCAACGGCAACTGTACGTCCTGTAGGACCTATTTCTCCGAATCTTCTTGTTAAGCGCGTAGCGTCATCTAAACTTCTATAGGAATGATACCCCGCTTTGTATACTACTCCATCTAGCATAGATTTTAACGGTCTGTAATCTTCGTGAGCTCGTTTCCACTCATTCAACACTAAAAGCTCGCGCATAATTGCTGTGTAAAACGTCTTATTATTCCAGTCAGCTACAACAGTTTTGTAGACTGTAACTTCATTGTTATCTTCTTTACGTGACTCTCTCACTTTATCTAAGCACATATTTCCTCCTACACAGACAAAACGTCCATGTCTTGCAGCTTAAAATGCGCTTAGCCACCCTTGCTCTTTAATCATAGTCTGAATGTTTTTTCGACACTCGGGGCACCTTTTCCACAATTCTTTGTAACTATTTATTGTTGCGATTAGTTGGCAAGATTGTTTGGGAACGTCTTTATCCAACATTGGGGTGGAGTGCCGCATCCCTCGTTTTGTCATGACATCGACAGTTGCATCGTGGAACAACTTGATGCGTGATGGGCATATAAGTCCTTTGTCTACATATCCCTGTATGCTCTTTCCGTGTTTCAACGCACCTAGAGTCATGTGCATTTCAACATGCTGTCCGAGCAAGTGGCGATTACAAAGAACTTTTGGTGATACGTTCCACATTCTCATTATAGCTTTACCCCTAGAGCGTGAGCATAAAACTGATCGCTTTCAGTAAATGCCTCGTTTTCCTTTTTACTCTTTGGATGATAATTATATCCGTGCTTCGCCATTAGATAGGCGATTGTGTTGTTACTGGAGTTTCTTATATCTTCTCCAAAAGCGCATCGATCAATGAGAAAAGATTCCGCCTCTTGCTTTTTTGCAGGTTGAGACTCGTATAACTTTTTTAACGTCTTGAATACTAACTGTTTAACCCTGGACGGGTTTAATTTTGGCTGCTTGACTTCTGAGGTTTGTTGGTTATTTAACTTAGGTAAGTACTCATGCTCCCAAATCAATTTTGCTATGGTCTCAGCATCCTTATTCATCAGTTCAGTGGACTGATTGAACTCATTTATAAGGCGCAACGTAGCTAGTTGCTTAACGGTTGGATTTTCTTCATATACCTGCTGCAATTCAGCAATCAAATCGTTTTTCTTGTCGTTAGGACTTTCTTCTCTCAGCTCAGGGTGGTTTTTGAGGGGATCTTCATCAGTTGGGCACTGATTGTTGTACTCGCTAAAAGTGACTAGGTAGGAACCGTTTTCTCTGCTTTCCACGTCTGCATGTAGCCTGTGTAATGCATGCAATTCACGTGCAGCTTGGCGCCGTATCTCGGGTACGGGACTGAACAGCCGCGCTATCAAATTGTGTGCTTGCTCAGGTGTTATCATGTCAGTTTATCCCTAACAAACCTGTAAGGGTTCGTCGCACGTTGTCTAGCTTTTTTCGCGTAATGAGATCTTGAATCGCATTCGCGGTCACTTCTTTCATTGCAGTCTTAAGCTCTTCCATTGACCTTGGGTTGATTACTAGTTTGTGGCTCTCCCCTCCGTCTTCAATTGCAAGAGCTACTGCTATTATCATCGTTTCTTGCTCGCCTTGTTTTATTGCAGTGGCGACTGTAACCGTGTGCATTGGGACGTTATCCCTTCCAGGTATTAACGTTTGCAACAATGTACAATCGCCCGCATCATTCTTATCTGAGAAGTGATCCATATTTCCTCCTGACGACTCAATTAGAAGCTACAACGTAATTATAGCTTCTAGTTCAATAGTCATTTGGTGGAGAGAACCACGACTCACACTAACTCGGCCGCCGCCAATTAGTGTGTCGTGCTCAGTCGTGGTTCTCATATTGGTTAAATGTTCGTTCATCGAACACTTAGTCAAGCACAAAAACGATGTCACTTTTGAAATGATAAACTGTTTTGTGACATTTTTGGGGACTATATACCCCTACTACGGTGTAATGTTCTACTTTGGTGCAATATTCCCATTTGTTTGTGAAACGACGAACTATAAAAGTTCCCGTTTTTGTTTTAGGATGCGCAGCCGCATTTTCTAACGCTTGCAACATTTCACGTTCTAGCTTTGCTATGCGTCCGGGTTCATCAGATTCGGCAATAACTGCGACACGTTTGTTAAATGGGTCTTTTATTGCCAGTTGGTATGGTATCATAGCTTTCTCGTTTGTTAAGAATCTGTCAGTTTTTCGGCTTCTTGCCGTGTCATTCCCATTTTCATGAATCCAACAATTACAGACTCACGACGTCTGTTATGGCTATTGATTTGTACACCGGCGGAGGCCGCAACATTATTGTATTCTAAATCCCAACGATACTTTGATGCGTCACCGTAGTAGAATTGCGCGATGTTTCTGAGAGTTTTTTGGAAGAATTCACCATGACCATGTTCTCGTGCAGTCTCCCAAGAAACTACGTGGGCCATTTCATGAATTATGGCTGTTTCCACGTCGGTCCAGAGATTAAAGCTAAAGCGAATGCAGCACGGCGCGCCTCTCATTCCGTAGTGACAAAACGCGCGTTCTGATTTGTTGTTGGTGTGTTTTATTATCGGGTGCTGCACCTTGAAGTGGTCAGCTATCTTGGCCGCTATTTCAGTAGCTTGTTTGATACGTTTGTCCGTAGCTTCTGGTATGGATAGCATTGCTATTGAATCTCCTCTAGACTTAGAGAATATGCCAAAAGGGCAAAAGATATTTTTGGGGTATTTTCGGGGTATTTTCCCGGTATTTTCGGGGTATTTCGGGATTCTTTTGGCCCTAAGTGCTTTGGAATCATTGGCATTACCCTAGGGTAGCATACCTCCTGCCAGAAGTCAAGGGAAATGTTCGCCTAAGTGTGTTGCCTGTAAGTTGTTGATTTGTAATGGCTTAGGGAAGGTGTGATACGATTCTCGGCAAGCGTAGCACTATCCTGTCGCCAGGGCGAGCGAACGAAGTTTTAGGCGGTTTTATAAGTCCTTTGTTTATATATATATATATATATTATATATACTATACTATACCCCTTAGGGGGTAGCCTAACCCATTGAAAAGAAAGGGGTTATGCTTCCAAAATTGCCGAAATACGTCAAAAATTGTCCGAAAATACGTCAAAAATATGCCAAAAATACCCCGAAAATATCTAAGGCCCAATCACAGGCGTATATGCGAACGATCTCAAGCTATCGGCGTGCCTACCTATAAAAAAGGTTGAACAAAAGGCTTGACAAGTTTAGCGTTCAGGTGTATTCTGGTATCGTAGTAAGCAGTACGCTTTCAAGAAAGGGTAAAAGCCAATGGCTGAATCGAATGTTAACAAGGTTTCGCGGCAGTACGCGGACCCTTCAGTAGTTGAAGCGGTAGCGAAGGAACTCGAAATCGCTACCAGACCGACGGACGTCGAAATCAAGAATGAGAAAGGCGAAGTTCTCAAGAAAGTCCCGTTCGTCACGGTGCTTTTCGAGGAAGGCGATCGAGCAAGCGAAGATAAGCTCGCGGCTGCCGTCGCGATGATTGAAAAGTTGTTCCCGGCGATTCGCGACAAGGAAGGGAACGTTGTTCGTACCAATGATCCGGTCGCGATTCTTCTGTCGCACCTGTCCTATAGTTTCGATCTGACGATCAGAAACGGTGTGCGAACCAAGGAACGCACCATTGTGGAAGGACCGGACAAGGAAATCGAGAAACAAGCGAAGCGACTTGCAGCGTTCAAGAATATCTCTTACGCCGAAGCGCTGGAGAAGGTCAAAGCGGCTTGGCTGTAAGTATCACAAGCAGTTCAAGTATCAAATGGCAAGGTCTACGGGCCTTGCCATTTTTGTTTTTGGGCAAAAGAAAAGCGCGGGCCTTTGCAGGTTGCCGCGCTTTGTTGTCGTGAGACCGGCGAGTATCAGGCGGTTTTCTTACTGGCTTTGCGATTCTGGTAGCGGATTTGCTTCTCAACTACTTTGGAGTGCTCGGCATTAGTCAACATTCTGCCGCGACGCTTATACTTCGATGGTTCGTTTGGTGTTCCTTTTGACATTTTACCCTTTCACTTTGCAGAGATTACGACGCCGTCTTTGACTACGACGGATGCATACCACTTGTGCGGCTTCGGATAGTGCGGACCTTCCACAGTATCACGTCCGTTGCGGACCGTTGGAAACATACCGCTTGGATTGTACGTTTCGTGCTTCACGCCTGACTTAACAGCATCGACAAAGGCTTTCTTAGTTGCGTAGTTTGGCTGAACGTATGCCATAGTTTAGTCCTCCTGATATGTGTGCTCCACATGATAGGAATGGTTACAGTCAAAATCGGAGTGCAGATATTCGACTTTGGAATGGCTGAACAGATTCCGTACATAACTGGTCGCCGCGCCGCAATCCGCGTGTTGAATCGTGATGTCGAACACGTCTAGATCCGGCGTGATCGTCACAATGTTGTAGATGTTCGTGATAACTGGTTCGCTTGTCATACAATGTTCCCGGATTTGATTGTAAGCCTTTTGCTGGTCAGGTGTCAAGGAAATAATTGTAAAATATATTTTACTTCTCACCTGGACATCTCCGTGCATATAGGCTACCTCCCCTACGTCGCCCCGCTCAGGGACTCCAAACCGCGCGCCAAGCCAGGATATTGAGCACTCACGAAACTCTTAGTATACAACTCTAAATATATTTGGGTCCCATATATTCAAAAAGATCGTTCGGCGGTATAACCGGAATTACCTATATTTGCAAACCATTGAAAACACAATGAAAATAAATCTTGCGCCGCCTTAGCCAATGTGCTACCATGAAAGTAGCAAGGGAAGGCGTGTATCATGATCTTGGGAACTAACTCATGCGATAGACATTCCTCAATGCATTGTGCCCGACAGATTGGTTCCTCCCTCAGTAAAGTGAGTTAGATAAATGCAAGCGCATGATACACGCTTTTAAAAGCTATGCTGATCGACAACGATGAACTGAAACGCCGCGTAGGATCGGATAGAAATATCCTCAACGGACTTGTAAGCGACAATAGCATTCACAGGTCTGCACATCCTTCTGTTAAACGTGCGCGTATACCGACGCCCCTTAAAGTTGTGGCAGGTGTTCTTGCACGTCAAGAAGGGACTGTTGCTGTGGCACAGGAGCTTGGTATAAGTACTGCCACAGTATCACGTGCCAAGAACGGACGCGATAGCTCTGTTGAGGAAGCTGTAGATGAAGCTTCTTCGCGTATACGCGATCTGGCTCTCGAAAAGGTGATGCAATCTCTTGGCATCATTGGAGAAGAGAAGCTGTCAGATTGCAGTGCGAAAGACGCATCAATCATAGCTAAGAATCTCGCGTTTGTCGCGGATAAGGTATCGCCGCAGTCCAAGAGTCCGACTACAGTTCAGCTCGTTGTCTATGCGCCCCAGCAGCGCGACGAGAAACAATACAATACTATTGACGTTCATGCTGGCTAATGTCTGACATTAGAGAGTGGCGACCTACAAAACGGCAAGAAGATTTCCTCTCGGTACCTGATAGTGTCTTCGAAGTAATGTTTGGAGGCGCGGCAGGAGGAGGGAAGAGTGAATCTCTCCTCCTGCTTCCAATAGTCCGAGAGTTCTACAAGAATTCTGACTTCAAAGCTCTTATTCTTCGCCGCACCTATCCAGAGTTAGAGCGTGAGTTAATTATACGCTCGCAAGAATACTACCCTCCCACAGGTGCAGTCTACAACGAAGCAAAGAAACGCTGGCACTGGCCGTCTTTTGGATCTTATATTCAATTCGGTTACGCAGAACACGAAAAGGATGTAAGAGCGTATGATACCGCAGAGTACTCTCTCATTGAATTCGATGAACTCACTTCATTCACTGAGTTTCAGTACAAGTATCTTGCTTTCTCTCGTTGCCGCACAAAGGCCGACAGCGGACTACCTGCTATCGTTAGGTCTGGTACCAATCCTGGAAACGTCGGACATGGGTTTGTGCGTTCTCGGTTTGTTGAACCAGCCCCACACGGCTATACGATTATAAAGGAAAGATTTGGGGATAAGCATATATCCCGAATCTATATCCCCGCAAAAGCAACAGACAATCCTCACGTTGACCCTGATTACATTTTGCGTTTGCAGATGCTACCAGAAGCAGAGCGTCTAGCAAAACTTGAAGGTGATTGGTGGACATTTACTGGTCAGGTTTTTGACGACTGGCGCATTATGCCGTTTGCAGATGAACCTGCTAATGCGCAGCATGTTATAAGACCTTTTCCTGTTCCTGACTGGTGGCCACGTCTACTTGCAATTGACTGGGGATTTGCGGCAAAGTTGTGGGCAGGGTGGGCTGCAATATCACCACAACGCAGGATCTACTTGTATCATGAGTATGCTTGCACTAAAACTAAAATCTCCACGTGGGCTACGGATCTTAAAAGGATAACGGACTTTGAGTGTCCTAACGGATTAGTTGATCTTGTTCTTGATCCTAGTGCGTGGCACCACAGAGGAGATGAACAGACAATAGCTGAGCAGTTTAAACAATATTTTGGACGTGAGGCCCGCAAAGCTGACAACGATCGTATAGGCGGAAAGCTTCTATTACAAGAACTTCTTAGGTGGCGCCCAAGACCACAAACTAGAAACGCATCAGGTGAAGAGTTTGATTTAGAGAAAGCTGAATGGATACGAAGGAATCGCGGTACTGGTATGTACCAAGAATATGTAGCCCGATTCCTGCCTGATACTCCAGAAGATAACATACCAATTCTACAAGTATTCGACACGTGTGAAGAGTTCACAAAAACTATCCCCTTGTGCGTTTATAATGACATTACTAAGCCTGGGCTCAATAAAGAAGACGTTGCCGAGTTCAATGGTGATGACCCTTATGATGGTGGTCGGTACTTATTAAAGGCTTGCATACGATACTTAGATAGTGCAGTTAGCGAAGGTGAAGCACGAAAAGAAGTAGAGCATGCTTGCAATAATTTAGACAAGACAGGCGATATGACGTCCTTCTATATCAAGATGGCTAATATAGATGCGCGTATGAGCCGTCGAGGAAGACCACTACGCCGGAGGAGACGATATGTTCGGGCTCACTAAAAAATTTGATTCAATCGTTAGCAACTATGATACGTTGCTTCGAACCAATGAAGCGCTAGTCCGCACGATGGCAACAGAGGTACAGATTCTGCGCGAGGCGCTAGATCACGAACGTTGTCGCAATGATGAATTACACAATCTCTTTTATCAGTATTTCGGTTTGCGTCAACGCTCTGAACCAGAACCTACGAGCGCCATAAGCTCTGCGAGTGGAACACTGCGACGTTGGAGAGATCAGCGTGCTATGCTTGAGAAGAAGTTTTCTCCCCTTCCCGAGCGACCAGAAGAGTTAGAGCAACGCGAAAAGATGTGGAAACAGGAAGCTGCTAAAGCAGCAGAAGAGGTGAATCAATGCCTGCCAAGTCAGGAAAACAATATAGGTTAATGGCTGGAATTGCACATGGCATGAAGCCGCGTAGTGGTGCATCTCCTTCGCCTGAAGTTGCACGTGAAATGGTGGAAGCTACTCCGGCAGCAAAGCGTAAAGCTTTCTCCAAAGCAATCAAAAAGAGGTCTGGCAAAGGATCGATGAGCAAATCCGGAAAGTGCTAACATGCCGTTAGGACAGCGTGTAAAGGTCGACGAAGATCTACAGAAGGTTTTACGTGAACTCGCTGAACGCTTCGAGAAAGAAGACAGCGAACTCAGGAGATCACAAGAACGTCTGTGGAAGAAACTAGAAGAGTACTGGCATGGCTTGCAGTTAATCTTCTGGTCGGAACAAGACCAAGCATGGATCACTCCTGACAGTGTGCGCTTCAACGAAGTATTTAGCGAGTCTGAAGTCGATCAGCTTGGAGATATTTACGACTATGTTGTAGATATTTACAAGGCTCACGGAGAATCTATCATATCGGCTCTTGCCGCTAATGTTCCGTCATTGAAGTATCGTCCCGACGACGCTGACGATGAGTCGGATAGACTTACTGCAAAGACTTACACCAAAATAGCGGAGTTGTTATATGTTCATAACAAAGCTAAGCTGATATTCTTGCGTGCTTTGTTCATGGCGTACAATTATGGGACAGTATTTTCCTACCGCTATCTTGAATCTGACGCCTCATTTGGGACGTACAAAATACCGGATGTCAAATCAGTTGATGAACTCATCTGCCCGTTCTGTGGAAGCGTTCGGGAGGCGAACGAATTAGAACCCTGCCCCTCTTGTGGAAGAGATGCTGCACCTGAAATACAACAAAAGTTAGTTGTGACGGGTGATAAGGAAGTACCTAAATCTCGTTTGATGGTTGAAATGTTTGGTCCTCTTCATGTTAAAGTACCTTATTACGCCATGACACAAAAAGCGTGTGGGTATTTACAATTGAAGACAGACCAAAGTTGTGCCCTAATCAAAAGTATTTATCCGCATATAGAAGACGAGATTGACGCTGAGAAGAACGAAGACAATCGCAGATTTCCACGAACTATCTACACCTATCCACGTGATCCGATTGATACTCAGATGGACTTGCGTGTAGTTGAAAAGACGTGGATACGTCCGTGGGAGTTCTACAACGTTTCTGACAAAGATCAAAGAGCTAGGCTACTTAAACTCTTTCCAAATGGATGTCAAGTAACTTTCATCGGCAAGACCCGAGTATTTGCTGAAGCTTTTGATGAAGCCCTGGACAAACGCTGGGAGATTGGGCAAGCTGGACTCTCCACGTATATTCACGCTGATCCTATTGGAAAGACTATTGTTCCATTGCAAGACATGAGAAACGAACTCGTTAACTTGACAATGGATACAATCGACCACGGCATTCCAGCAGTGTATGCCGATTCTCAAGTTCTTGACTTCGATCAGTATGGGCAGTTCTCATCTAAACCGGGAGCTATATATGCTGCACATGCTCCTAGCGGCCAATCTTTAGCAAACGCATTCTACCAAGAACCCAAATCTACGATGTCTAAAGAACACATGCTATTCTTTAGACAGATAGATCAAGATGCTCAGTTTGCATCCGGAGACTTTCCTTCTATTCACGGTGGTCCATCAGAAGGCAAATCACGTACTCTAGGCGAATATGCAATGTCGAAACAGATGGCATTGCAGCGTTTGTCTATTACGTGGGAGTTAATGCTCGATTGGTGGATCAGGACCATTGATGGTAGCGTTCGTCTTTATGCTGAAACTGTGTTGACAGATGAGAGTTATAGCAAGAAGGAAAACGATAACTACATCAATGTGTGGATTCGTCGATCCGAGATGGAAGGTAAAGTTGGAGGAGTTGAGCCTGAAGGTGGAACTGGATTTCCGGTTTCGATCGTACAGAAACGTGAGACTCTATTACAGTTAATGGAGTTGAACAATCCAGCTGTCAACGAGGCTCTGTACGCTCCAACCAATGCACGGTTCTTGAAAGACGTGTTAGCTCTTGATGATCTTGTTCTTCCTGGAGAAGACCAACGCGCTAAACAAGCACGAGAAATAACGGACCTGACAAAACCCGGAGCAGAACCGGAACCTGCGCCAGATGGTAATTTTATTCCGTCTGTTGCAGTTGATCCTAATGTGGACGACCATGCTGTGCACATTTCTGTACTGCGCACGTATCTGGTCAGCACTATTGGATTGGACTTGAAAGACACAAATCCAGCAGGTTACGTTAATTGCGTTGCTCACTTGAAGCAACACCAAGCTATTTTACTACAGCAGACAGCGTTGGCGCATGAATCCACCGCGCCTGGAGTCGCGCCAAATTCAGCCAATCCAAATACAGCAACAACAGGAGAATAAAATGCAAATCTTTATTGGACAAGATGCACAAGGTAATGATGTAACGCTAGGCGTATCTCAGATGTTCTCTGGCGTTCCTTTCTTCTTGCCCGCAATTATGGGAACTGTTTGGCACGTTTGTCCAAACACAGGAGATGACGACAACACAGGGTTGACGCCAACAACTGCGTTTAAGACTCTTGCCAAAGCACTTGCAGCGGCCACTGCGGGAAAGAATGATATTGTCATTCTTCACGGTGAAAGTAATACGTCTGCAAGTACCACCGATTACCAATCTGCTACGTTGGATTGGAACAAGGACATGGTTCATCTTATTGGATCGAACTGTGGCCCCGCCGTTTCACATCGCTCTCGCGTAGCATTTGCTTCTGACTACGACACAGCATCTAACTTGTTCACGTTGAGCGCTAACGGGTGTCTCATCATGAATATCAGTTTCTTTGCCGGTGTAGCCGGAACAAATCCTGTGGGCTGCTTCAAAGTTACAGGCCAACG